TGAGATTCTAAATGGTACACCCATAAATGTAGGTTGTAATCCTTGATAAACTTGGTCTTTTAAATATCTACTATCACCATCTTTAAGTGCAAGAATCTTGTGAAAGTCTGTTGGGTGCATTAAAATACCATCTGAAGTATAATTAGCTTTTGCAACTTGGTTAAGTGCAGTAATTAATACATCAATGTTTTGTGGGTTTGCAATAACACCATCAGCGAATCCTGAAGCAGAATTAGACCAAACAGTAGCAGAATTTCTTAATCCTAATAAGTTTGGTGCACTTCCATTACCACCTAATAATTGGTCATCTTCAACTGCCATTAACTTGCTTGGTACTCTTGCCGAGATGTAAGAAGTTAATTGCTCTGTATCATCAAGCATTTGCTTTGATAATCTTAAGTAAGTACCAATTAATTCTACATTAGCAGTAGAAGCAGTTAAGTTAAAATCAGTTTGTCCAAGTGCAGTACCTTCTGCTTTAGCAGCAGCACCTTGTGTATATGCAGATTCTGTTATATATCTTATTGTGTCAGAGTTTGTAGTTCCAACAGGTACGATAGACCTTACATGAACCTCATTACTTGGGTCATATTTAATTCCTGGTACTCTTGTTGCAGCGATAACTTCACCAGTATAATCTGCACCAGTTGTCATATCAGCTTTTACTTCAAATGAAGCTGCTCTTGATTGTCCTTTTTTAAGACCTTCAATAGCACCACCTTCGATAGCATTTTTTAAAGCACCTTTAAAATTTACTGGCTTACTTTCGATAGCATTTTTTTTAGCTGCCATTTCGATAGTATCCATTCTTTTTTGCATTTCATCATTCTTTGCAAGATATTCGTTAGATAAGTTAGAAATTTCACTTTTAAGTGATTCTTCAATCTCACCTTTCGCATTTTCTTGAGCCGAATTGAATGCTTTTTCAATTTTAGAATCAACTAAATCTCCGATTTGGTCTAATTCTTTTTTTATATCGTCATTCATTTTATTACGAATTTAATTTATTAAACAAATATTTATAAATCTCATTATCGTTATTTTTTACTTCAATCGGCTCTGTGACTTCAATATCAGTCGGCAAAGTGATACTTTTTGAAAAAATTGATTTGAGTTTAATAAGTTCTGCTTCGATAGCATAACCTAAATTATCAGATATATTTCCTTTGCGAATTAATTTCACTAAGTTATCATATCTAGATAATACTTTATCTACATCAACATTTCCTTTTACATCTAATATCATTGCTTCATCATTTGCTGCTAATGTAACTGCAGAGATTTCATATAACTTTACCTCTGTTAATTTTCTATAACATTTATCACCTGTACAAGATTCCTTTTGTAATGGTAATATTCCAACACTATTTTCTGTTATAACACCTGCTTTTATTAATTCTAAAACATCAGAACCTAATTGTGTTTTTGGAATTGATGCTTCAAACATTAAACCTTTTTCATCTTCATATAAATTTATCATTTTACCAAGTGGTTTATCCATTTGATGTTGATAAAGATATTTTACCCTTTCACCATTTTCTTTAATAGTTTTAGTATATGCACCTTTAGAAATTATGTCACCATCAGAATCTACATTTCCGAAAATAGAACCATAACCTTTTACGATTCCTGACTTTTCATCTATATCCTTTAGTTCACCTATCGGACTTGTTTTGTATATTATATTCATAGTACAAAGATAATTATTTTAAACAATTGGAATTGGAGCACTTGCACATCTACAATTAATTACATTAGCTGCAGACCCTGCACTATCTCCAGGGTGATTAAGTTGTTCACCCATAACATTAAATTTTTCATTCATTTTTCTTCTTTGACCATTCGCCATTAAATGTGCATCTCTTACACGACCATCTGTTCCTGAAATCCATTCTTTTTGTAAATTATTAGCACCGAATAAACTTGAAGCACTTTCGTTAGTTGCGTAATTTGCTGCGTTAACACTTTCTGTTCTCACTATTCTTTTTCCATTTGAGATACTCATTCCTTTAAATTTTTTTCTTAAAATTCTTTCAGCAGTAACTTCGTTTAATGCCATAAAAGATTCTTCTTGCATATATCTTCTAATAATTTTATTAAATTCTTTTTTACGATTATCTGCAATGCTAACTATTCTTTCACCTGCTATTGTTTTTCCTATATATGCAAATTTTTCTTCCCAAATACTTTGATATTCTTTTGGATTATTTTTTGTTATATATTTTTCATAGTGTCTATAATACCAATTAGCCATTCTTAATCCAATAGTTTTATATAGATTAATATATAATTGTTGTAAATCGTTTAATTGATAATAAGTATCAAGATTTGGAATTATTTTTCCAACCATAAAAGAATTTATAAGTTTATTAGATTCTTTATTAAAATAATTTGACCAAATTCTATCTTGTTTGTTTTCTGCAATATCTAATTGTTTAGTCCAATCAGTATAGTAATTTTTGTTTAGTTTATGAATCATCTCTTTCAGAAATTCTTTTTGCCCATGCAACCATAGATTTACCTCCCCATAAATTATATGCTACATAACCTCTATCTTTCCAAGGTTCATTTCTATATTCTTCAGATATTTTTGCATTATCTTCGTGTCTTGCTAAAAAACTATTAACTCGTTTAATTGTATCTATTGATAAAGATTCACGATTTGCTAATTGATTTGCTCGTTTCCAACCAACTGCAGTTCCACCTTTAACAACATCACGACCATATTTTTCTCTCCACTCTAACATTCTTTTTGCATTGTTAGTTGCACCTTGTGGATAGTTATTATATGAATCTTGTTTAGATGTATATTCGTGGTCACCTGGTTTTAATTCTCGATTAGTTATTTGTTCATAATCTTCGTGTGTAGCACAAGGCATATAAATTGTTTGACCATTTTCAGTATGACTATGAGTACCTATACAACCTAAATCATTTGCTCGTGATTGTGCTTCTTGTGATGTAGTATATACATCATTTCTAATTTCTTCTTTAGGTAGTGAATTATAATCAATATCAATACTTTTTATTTCTTCTTCAATTACATCATTAGATAAAGGCATAAGATTAGCAGGTATATAATAATCATTCATTTCTTCATTTTCTTCATCTATACCATAATTCATTGCTTGTCTTTTTTCATTTGGTGTAGTCCACCAAGCACTACCCATTTGTTTTACTACACTATTCATTTCTTCTTGTAGTTCAGCAATATTTGAATAATCAAAATCTAAATATAAATTTTCACCAAATGCAGGAACTAACCATCTATTTAATTCATCTTTAATTTTATTTAATTCAGGTATAACTGCGTTTTGGTATAATGATTTTTTAGCTTCTATCATATTATTATATGTAGATGTATCTGTGTTATTTAATAATTGCACAGGTACTTGATAAATATTACATAAATCTTTTATACTTGCATTATATTGTTGTATTAAAGAAACATCTGTTGCATTTAAACCAAAGTTTACCCAACTTAATTTTTTAGGTGTTATAATTATATCACCTGCATTATCGCTACCTTGATATTGTTGTCTAAATTTATCTTTTAATTGTTGTGCTTGTACTTCATTTAAATCTCCTTCATCTGACATTAATACACCTCTTGAAGTTTGATTTTGTAAATATTTTACACCTGTCGTTACTGCTTCATTATTTGTATCTAAACTTCTAAGACCTGCTTTTAATGGTGACATTCCATATAAGTGTGAACCTGTACCATCATAATATGGATTAAAATCTTTTATATGACAAATATCTTCTGCATCAATTTTATATTGACCTGAATAATCTAAACTATATCCTGAAACTGGGTCAAAAATTCCATTACTATTTATTTCAACTGATTGACTTGGTAAAATGTATAGTTCTTGCCATTTATTTTGATTTGGTCCTGATTCAGGTTTTATACCATATACATATCTGTTACCTGTTAATTTACCGAATGCTATAATTTCTTGAATCCAACTACTATAAGATTGTGCAGGATTTGGTCTTTCTAACAATTTATGTAAATCTGTATTATCTAATTCTGCTAATGCGTGTTTTCTCTGTAACAATGATTTATGTAAAATGTTTCCATTCATAAAACCACTAGTCATTGCTTTATATTTTTTTAATTCGTTTTGATTTTTGACTTCATAAACTTGAAAAGGTATATTACTTGCAGTTTTAGCTATTAAATTAACAATAGAATATACTGTTGAATTAAACATATATCCTTTTTTAATATATGTATCATCATTTTCAGGATTCCAAACTATTGATTGTCCTAAATAATTATAGATAATTTTATTAAATTCTGTGTTTGTATTTTGAAAATTCTTTTTAAGTATATTTCCAACTCTTGAGAAAATAGATGCCATTCGCTTACGATTTATATTACAAAAATAATAATTATATTACAAAGAAGTTTTGTTGCTTACCAAAGCTGCTAAAAGTTAAGTATCTCATAGCATCCATACAATGATTCATTCTATCTAAAGGTTTATTTATTATAGTTCCATCTTTCATTTCAGTCCAATAATAACTATGATACTCTTTAATTATATTTGTTGATTCTTTACTAATATAAATTTCATATTCTTTTAATAAACTAATTCCTGCATTTACACTTCCTTGACCTTTACGAGCAGGATTAATATATAATCCTTTTCTTTTTATTTCTTCTATTGATTTTGGTTCTGCTGAATCACCATAACATATTACTTGTTCGTGTCCACTAGCTTTAATAAATTCAGCTATTTCATCATTTGTCATTCCTTTGCTATATAATAATTCGTGAAAAAATAGTTTGTCATTTTTTTTATAACCAATAACTATTGCAGTAGGGTCATTACTAAAACCAAAATCGATTCCAATTATAGCATCATTGTCTGTGTCAAATTCTGGAAAATCGCTATATGGAATAAAATTCCAATTATTAAATATTTGTCTTGCACTAAATACTGCTTTTTGACCTTCACCATAAACTCGCCAATAGTCAGGGTCTTTTAATTTCATTCTTTCAATCTCATATACTAAATCTTGTGACAAAAATTTATTATCCTTGTAAGTAGTTATCCAAGTATCACAATCATCTCTAGGTACTAAATCATCATATATCCAATGTATTGGGTCACTAGGATTAAAATCAACAATAACCATATCTAATGTTCTCATATTAATTTGTCGAAAATCTTCAATAGTTAATTCATTTCCCTCATTTAAAAATGCAATGTTTCTTTTACGACCACGAATTTTTTGTGGTTCATCTACCGATAAAAATTCTATAAGATGTTTTCCATATTCAAAAGTGTTAGCTGATTTATTATGAACTCCTAAATAATATAATCCTGTTTTTTCAAGTATGGAAATTATATCCCTTAATACACTACCTTTTAATGCAGGTAAAGTTTTTCTTATAATAGATATAACTAAAGGTTCTTCAGATTCAGTTAATAAATAAGTTAAATATTGACATACTGCATAAGTTTTACCACTTCTTGTACCTCCTTGGTGTACTCTAAATCTTTTATTTGAATTTATTAAATCGTAAAATTGTCTATTACAATGTTGTTCTATTCTTCTTGACTGGGTTTCCATTCTATTAGAGTTGATTTTATTGCACCATCGTGAACTATTTCACTTCGTTCAACATATCCTCTTTTTTTGCCTTTTGTTTTAAGATAAAATATTGTTGCTGATGTATTACCATCCTGTATTTGTTTATGCAATTGTGATTCTGCAAAGTCCAATGCTATGTTTTGTATATCAGCAACTTTGTTTGCAAAACTTTCATCTTTGTTAAGATACTCATAAAAAGTAGTTCTACCAACTCCAACCTGTTTACAAGCTGTTGTAACAACTCCTAAAGATTTTTCTAATGCTTCAAGAATTGCTTTTTTAGTATGTTCGATTTTGTTCGTTTTCATTTTACAAAATTACATAAAAAAAATCCCCTTTTGCAAGAGGACTTTTAAAAACAAAAAATGAATTATTTATTTTTTACATTTATTATTAAAATGTTTATCATAATTATCAGGTAAATTATGTTTTTTTATTAAATCTTCATAAACTTCAATTAATCTAATTAATGAATTATCAACTTTTATATAATCTAACATTAATTTATTTACAACATTTTCACATATATTAATGCAATTAATAAAATCAATTTGACTATCTAATGATAATTTTTTTATTTCACTATCTTCTAATTTTGAAAACACTTTTCTAATATTAGTTATTTCTAAAACTTCTTGATGTGTTTTTGTTGTATCGTATTTAAACTTTTCTTTTTTTAGTAGTTCTACTATATTCATAATTTCTTTATTATTTATTTAATGCCCATAATGTGCATTGGTTTGATGTTTAGGAGTACCATCCCATAATGTAGCCCATTCATAAGAATTAATCATAACACCTGGTCTTGTATGATTATAAACTTTTCTTCTAAACTTTTTAGGAAATTCTGATGCAGGATAAGGAAGCACACTATCTGTTGTATGACAATCTTGTACATCTGCATATTTCTTTTCAATTTTAACTAGCTCGACTTGTGTCTTGCCGCATAACCTTTTAACTTTATAAAAATTAATATTAGTTTGTTCATATCCCCAACTACTGTAGAGAATATCGTTTTCTTCTAACTTTATTATTGTTTCTGCCATTTTATATATTTATTTGATTAATATGATATTCTTCGCCATTATCTAATAAAACTCTATTTTGTATAATAGCTATTACTTGTACATCTTTAAAAAGTTTTTTACCGAATTTAGATGTTGTATGTAATCTAAACTTATCGCCTTTTTTTAATATATACATTTTTTTAATTTTAAAAAGGAAGATGGCTTTGCTTCTTTTCCGTTATTCAAAACCATCAACCTATATTGTTATTTACAAGTTTTTAAGTATTAATTTACCTTGTAATTGTTCTTGCTTATAATATACATCTGTACCTGCTTTAATAACCTTTTTATTGTCTAATGTTATATTGTGTTTTGGTGTAATATATGTTTTACTATAAAAACCTATTTTATCAGATACTGGTTCTTCTAATTTTAAACTACCAATAAATTTATTATCTAGATTATAATAATCTAAGTAATATGCTAAAGGTTTAAAAAAATTATTACTTGGTGGATTAAATGTATTTTTCATTTCTTTGCTTTATTTGATATAAATATACAAAGAATATTTTATATATGAAAGTTTTTTTACACTTTTTTAATATTTTCTTGCAAAAGTTTAGGAACTGCATTATTCCACTTAATCATATGATGTAATCTTTTATTTTTATTTCCCATTAAATTAATTTTTGTACAAGAAGGATTAAATAAAACTGTATAAAACGATTTAACATAAGTACCGCCATCTAAATAAAATTCAGTTAAACCACCAGTATTGCTTTGTGTATCTAATTGTTCAAGTCGTAAATCACAAATTGTTAAAAATATATGACCTAATGTGCCATATCTTACATAAGTATTAACATCTTCATTTATTCTTCCTATAAAAGGAAACTTTCTTTCAGTAGAGCATATAAAAAAATTCATAGCTTTTCTGCTTAATTTCTTTTTAAAAACTCTTGAATTTTCTCCACCTATAAAATCACCACCTTGTGCAATGCATAAAGTAACCGCATTAGTTTTTTTGTAATATTTAAACATCATATCAAATAATACACTTAAATTTTTTGCATTTCTTGCTTTGGTTAAATATGTTCCATTAGCATCTGCAGTATATCTAAAAGCAGTATAATCATCATCCAATACAATAAAATATTTATATCCTAATTTTTCAGCAATGCTAAATATTGCATTTCTTGCAAAAACTACAACTCTATTATCATTAAAATTATCACCAATATCAAATGTATTTGCATATTCTTGTTTATTAAATACAACTACTTCATTCGGAAAGTTTTTTTTGTAATCATTTACTTGACTATCATCATCACTACAAACTAAATATATTTTGCCCTTATATCCTTGTTTTCTTATAGTATCGTATGTATGTACTTTTTTTGAACGACCATAAGTTAAAATAAAAACTACATATTCATTATTCTTCTTCTCCATATTCTTCTATATATTGGTTTGTTATTTCTTCTCGTAATTGTAAATAACCTTGTGCAATTGCTTTTTCAAAATCAATAATAATTAATGATAAATCTTCAATTAATTCTTGTGTATCTTTTTCACTATGTGCATAATAATCTGCTATTTTTGCATAGTCAAATTTTAAATGTCTGTAAGCTGCATTTATTAAAAAATCTTTTTCTGTTTTCTTTAATTTAGAATCTTTTATTTTTTTAATTAATAAATTGGTTTTTTCATCATCTAATAATTCTGTTAATTTTGGTTTCTCGTCAGATGGTGTATATGTTGGTGCATCTATTTTATTTGTATATGCTTCTTGTAAATCTGCTTGTTCATCATCCATATCAAAAGTATTTACATCAAGACCCCAATCCTCTAATTCTTCGAAAGTATAATTATTACCTAATACATCCCAATCCCATTCACCAAATCCAACATTATCTTTTATTACAAATTCTTTTTTTTGTTTATCAGTCCAATTAGTTACTTGCTCAATCCAAACTTCTTTAAATCCTGCCTGTAAACAGGCTCTTAATCTCATATTACCACCTAATACAATCATATTTTCATCTACAATTATTGGTCGTTTCTCTAACATTTCAGGAAATTCTTTAATAGATTTTACAAGTTTATTAAATTTATCCTCTTTTATATATCTAGGATTATCAGTATTTTTTATTAATGTATTTATTTTTACTTTTTTAGGCATCGGTATAATAATTTATGTTTATAATAACAAAAAAAAATGCGATTTGTATTGTGTTTCTTAAATTGTCAGCTACTTTATCCATTCCTTCAATATCTTCATTAGTATAATATATACCAATTCCAAAACCATAACAGGTAGCTACTTCAATTTCAAACATATACAAATGTAAACAAAAAAACCCACCGATTAAAGTGGGTTTAATATTAAAACAATGATTTAGGG